CGCTTCTGTAAATCAGATATTGGGTATTTTCTTCTAAATTTTATGTTTTCACAATTTAGTGATATTTATATATACATATATAATATGTTAAAATAGTATGGCAAAAGAATTCAAACGAAAATTTATGCATCCAACTCGTAGAAAGTTGGCTGATATGGTTAAGACAGGTGAGTATGAAACAAATAAATCTGTAGGTTGGGAAGCCAAAAAAGAAGATAGAAAGGTTGGTGATGTTTGGGAAGATGGACATTATAGATACGAGAAGAAAGAGGGTTATACTTTAAAGACTGGCAAGAATTCGGAAGTATTTGAAAATATTAGAAAATATCTACAAGAACAAAACGAATGTAAAAATACTGAATGTGACCATGTTGGTGAATTCGGACCAAACAATAAAAAACTAATTCGTAAAACAGGATTCTGTATTTCATGTAATAAAAAGATGGAAACAGAACTAAAGATAAATGGTGTCTACGAAGATTTTTCAAAATATAAAATGTTTTCAAATGCAATTGCAGATGGACTTTTAAGATTAGATGCAATTGAAGAAGAAATCAAAGATTTAAAACAAGAATATCATCAGTATGGTGAAGATGGTAACATTACCGAAACATTCACTCTTCCAAGGCCAGTAAGTGAGATGAAAAAAGAAATGAGAGAGTTTGTTGATAAAAGTAAAAACGAGTTAGAAGAAATCAAAGAAAAAAGACAAGAATGTTTCGATAGAATAAAAGATAAAAATTATGAACATATTCTTTAGCATATTGCGAAAGTATTTCAAGGAAATACTAATAGTAGGATTGATAGTTGTTATACTATTAATGAGAGCATGTAGTGGAGATTCATCCATAGACCCTAAAGACATAGTGAATGTAGATGGTAAAGATTACGAATTATTAGAACAAAAGATAGATACTGTATTTATTGAAAAAGTAATCGAAGTACCAAAATATGTTCCAAAGTACATTACAAAAATAGAAACTGTTGAAGTGGAAGTACCAGCTGATATAGATTCACTAAAAGTAGTTGAAGATTATTACGCAAAATATATTGTAAAAGATACTCTAAATCTTACATATGATTTTGGACCAGAAATTACAATTGATTCATTGGGAACAAAGCCAAATCCCTCTCTTGGGTTTGGATTCCTCACAGATACTATATCCCAAAATAGAATCCTAAGTAGGAAAATAGAATGGAACTTTCAGATTCCTACAATATACAATACAAAAATAGTTAAAGAGTTACCTAAAAGAGAGTTATATTATGGTTTAGGAGCTGGTTTCAATAAAACTGATTTTATTGGTAGTGCTAAGTTTGGATTATTATACAAAGACAAAAAGGACAAAGTATTTGGACTTGACTTGGGTGTAATAAATGCTAACAATAATGTAACTCCATATGTCGGTGGTTCATTGTATTGGAAATTATCATTGAAGAAAAAATAAATGGCTAAGCAATCCTTAAAGGATATCATTAAGATTGAATACCAAAAGTGTGCATCAGACCCGATACACTTTATGAAGAAGTATTGCTATATTCAACATCCAGTAAGAGGGAAGATACCTTTTCATTTATTTCAATTTCAAGAAAGAACTTTAACTGAATTTGATAAAGAAAGATATAACATTGTTTTGAAATCAAGACAAACTGGTATATCAACTCTAGTTGCAGGTTTTTCTCTTTGGAAAATGTTATTTAATTCAGATTTTAATATTTTGATTATTGCAACTAAACAAGAAGTGGCAAAAAACTTAGTAACTAAGGTGAGATATATGAATGATAATCTACCAACTTGGTTAAAACAAACTGCAATAGAAGATAATAAACTATCTCTTAGATACTCAAATGGTTCTCAGATAAAAGCTACATCAGCTGCGGGTGATGCTGGTCGTTCTGAAGCACTATCTTTATTAGTCTTTGATGAAGCTGCATTTATTGATAAGATTGAAGATATATGGATATCATCACAATCGACACTTTCAACTGGTGGTAGTGCAATTATTCTTTCAACACCAAATGGTGTAGGAAATTTCTTTCACAAAACTTGGGTAGGAGCAGAAGAAGAGGATAATGGATTTAATACAATTAGATTACATTGGAGTGTACATCCTGAAAGAGACCAAACTTGGAGGGATGAGCAAGAAAAACTATTAGGACTAAAAGGAGCAGCACAAGAATGTGATTGTGACTTTGTATCATCAGGTGATACTGTCATAGACCCTCAACTACTAATGTTCTTTAAAGAGACATATGTTCAAGAACCAATAGAAAAGGGTGGATTTGATGGAAACTTATGGAAATGGGAATATCCTGACTACAATAAAAGTTACATGGTAGTAGCCGATGTTGCCAGAGGTGATTCAACGGATTATTCAGCTTGTCATGTTTTTGATGTAGAACAAGCATCTCAAGTTGCAGAATATAAAGGTAAATTAGATACAAAAGATTTTGGAAACTTCTTAGTATCATTGGCAACCGATTATAATAATGCTTTACTCGTAGTAGAGAATGCAAATATTGGTTGGGCAGTAATACAACAAATAATTGATAGAGATTATAAGAATTTATTCTATATGAGTAAAGATTTAAAGTATGTAGATGTAGAGCATCAAATGACTAACAAATATAGGAGAGAAGAAAGAGGAATGGTAGCTGGTTTTAGTACAACATCAAAAACAAGACCTTTAATTATATCCAAATTAGATGATTACTTTAGAGAAAAATCATGTACAGTTAGGTCATCTCGTTTAATTGAAGAGCTCTTTACATTTATTTGGACTGGTAATCGAGCTGAAGCTATGAAAGGTTATAATGATGATTTAACTATGTCATTTGCAATAGGACTTTGGGTTAGAGATACGGCTTTAAGATTAAGACAAGAGGGTATTGATTTGACTAAAAGAGCATTGGGTGGTATTGGTATACAAACACACTCTGGTGTCTATGGAGGAAACGACTTAGGTCCACAAGGTAACCCTTGGACACAAAAGGTTGGTGATACCGATGAGGATTTAACTTGGTTAATTAGGTAATAATAAAAAATTATATATTTATAGAGTAAGGAGTTAACTATGGACAATATTACAAAAGCATTATATTCAAATCACATTAACATCATCAGAAATGAATCTGAAGAGATAGAAGAGTACGATGTTGTAAACGAACAAGATGTTTCAGAACTTCTTGAATTTTTGAAACACTACAAACCTGAGGTTAACGAAGCTGAGTATCAAGGTAGAAAAGTAAAACTTGGCAAACCAACTAGAGGTGATGTAAAGAAATTTAAAGTTTATGTTAAAAACCCAAAAGGTAATGTGGTTAAAGTAAACTTTGGACATGGTGGTTCATCTGCAAAGAAAGCAGGTCAGAAAACAATGCAAATCCAAAAGGATATACCATCGAGAAGAAAAGCATTCAGAGCAAGACACAACTGTGATAATCCTGGTCCAAGACATAAGGCAAGGTATTGGAGTTGTAGAGCTTGGTAAAATAAAGGTTATATAATTAAATTAAAAACAAAATGGCAGATACTTCATTTTTCGGTAGATTAAGAAAACTTTTTTCCACACAAGCAATCGTTAGAGTCGATTCAAAGGGGAGGAGAAAGGTTGCTGATACAGAAGAAAGACAAAAAACAAACTTATCTTTTCTTAGAGACCGATATACAAAATTACAAAAAGGATTTTACGAACAAGCTGGTTCAGCACAATCAATGGCTTACCAACAAGTTCGTAGAGAAATATTTAGAGATTATGATGCGATGGATAATGACCCAATAATTGCATCAGCATTAGATATTTACTCAGATGAGTCCACACTTAAAAACGAATATGGTGATATCTTAACTGTTCGTTCACCAAATGAAAATGTTCAAGCAATATTGAACAACTTATTTTACGATGTACTTAATATTGAATTCAATCTTTGGCCTTGGGTTAGAAATATGTGTAAATATGGAGACTTTTTCTTAGCATTAGAAATGGCTGAAGGTAAAGGTATTGTAAATGTAGCTCCCCTATCAGTCTATAATACAGAAAGACTTGAAAATACTGACCCTGAAAATCCAAATTATGTTAAATACCATGTTGAAGATGATAGGATTGGAAAAGTTGATTATGAAAACTATGAAATAGCACATTTTAGATTATTAGCAGATACCAATTGGTTACCATATGGTAAAGCTATGATTGAAAATGGTAGAAGATTGTGGAAACAATTATCTCTTATGGAAGATGCTATGTTAATTCATAGAATAATGAGAGCACCTGAGAAAAGAGTGTTTAAAATTGATATAGGTAATATTCCACCAAACGAAGTGGATAACTATATGCAAAGAATTATCAATAAAATGAAGAAGATTCCTTTTGTTGACCAAAATACAGGTGATTATAACCTAAAATATAATGTTCAAAACTTAACTGAAGATTTTTATTTACCGGTAAGAGGTGGTGATAGTGGTACTAACATCGAAAATCTATCAGGTTTAGAATTTAACAATACTGATGATATTGATTACTTAAAAGCTAAATTATTTGCAGCTCTTAAAATACCAAAAGCTTATTTAGGTTATGAAGAACAAATTAATGGTAAAGCAACTTTGGCTGCAGAGGATGTTAGATTTGCAAGAACTATTGAAAGAATACAAAGAATTGTTGTATCTGAATTAACTAAAATAGCAATAGTACATTTATACTCACAAGGTATCACAGATTCAGAACTAACTAACTTTGAATTACAGTTAGTAAACCCATCAACAATTTACGAACAAGAAAAAGTAAATCTTTGGAGTGAAAAAGTTAGACTAGCACAAGACATTCAAGGATTAAATATGTTATCTAAAGATTGGGTATATGATAATATCTTTAAATTGAGTAGAGGTGAATCTGACAAAGAAAGAGGAACAATGATTGAAGATTTAAAAGATAGATTTAGATTCCGTTCCATTGAGGATGATGGTTCAGACCCAGCTAAAGAAGATGAATCTGAAGATATTGAAGAATCATTAGAGAAGATTAAAAAAGAAATTAAGAATAAAGGTGGTAGACCAAGAGAAGGTAATACTTATAAGAAAGACAAACATCCTTATGGTAGAGACCCTCTTGGTGATGAAGAAAGGAAAGATACTTTAAAGAAGGAAACTAAGTTATCACCCGAAAAAATTAAGAGTATAGTTAATGGTGTTTCATCAAAACGAAAGTTTCTTCAAGAGACAGATATGTTGGATGAAAGTAACATCATAGAGGAATAAATTCTCTTTAATAAATATTTTTATATTTATAATAGAGATTTAGTATTCTATCAAATTAGGAAGTAAGATGAAAAAAATTAAACATAGTAAGTTTAAAAATACTGGTGTATTGTTTGAGTTATTAGTCAGGCAAATAACATTTGAAGTTTTAAACGGTGACAATAACGAAAATGCACAAAAAATTCTAAAAGAATTTTACAATAATAAAACTGAGTTAGGAAAGGAACTTAGATTATATCAATTACTGTCTGAAGAAAAATATAAATCAGAGGGTAGAGCAGAAAAATTCATTGATACTATCTTAGAAGCTAGAAAAAGAATTAATATTAAAAGATTAACTAAAGAAAAATATAATTTAGTTAAAAAAATACAAGAATCTTTTGATTTACAACAATTTTTATCATCACCGATTACAAATTATAAGGTGATGGCATCAATATATAAGATATTTGAATCACAAAATTATAAAGAAAACTATGATGTTAAGGATATATTTAACTCAAAATATACTATCGTAGAAGGTTTAATAGGTGGTGAATTAGAAAATAAAGCACAACTTATTGAAGATAAAACTATTTCTGAATTCAAAACACAAAATAAAGAAGAAAGATTCTTAACATATAAAGTATTGTTAGAAACTTTCAATAAAAAACATCAAAAATTAAATGAATCTCAAAAATCATTGTTAAAAAACTATATTAACAATGTAAGTAATACTTCCAAATTTACAGAATACTATACTCAACAACTCAAAGAAGTAGTTACTCAGTTGGTAAAACAACATAAAGAGGTAAAAGATAAGGTTACTAAAATTAAGTTAAAAGAAACTATCAATGTTTTGAAAAAAACCAAAATTGGTAGGGTAGTTTCAGACAATCAGGTTTCAGCTATGATGATAGCTTATGAATTGATTAGTGAAATTAAAAATGTTAGAAAAAAAGCTTAAAGAATATATTCGTAATCTTGTCCAAGAAATGGATGAAGAATTAGATGAAATCACTACAACTGCAAATATAGATGGTTTCGATACTCCATATGCTTTTCTGAACAAAAAATCCAAAAAAGATAAAGAGAAAAGAAAAAAGACCGCAACTATGATGGGTTATACCATTGTGGGTGAAGGTAAACGGCCAAAAAGACCTATTAATAGGTGGTTGGAATTAAAAAATGATGAAACGAGAACACCAAATCAAAAGTTATCGTTAGGATTAAAGGAATTAAAATATCAATTAGCTGAAGTTGAAATGTTTTTTAGATGGTACAATAAGATTCGTTCAATGAATGAATTAAATAAGGACAAGTATTGGAAAAGAACAAATACTAATATTTATAAGATAAAGGAAAGGTTAATTAATATAGTTAATAGTATAAAGGAGTTAGACCAATGAAAATAACAAAAGAAAGATTAAAAGAAATCATCAAAGATGTATTAAGAGAAGAGACTGAATATCAGAAATTTTTTGCAAAAGCATTAAAAAAGTCTGGTAAGTCTATTCCTCAAATGTCTGATGAAGAAAAGAAGGCATTTTTTAACAAAATCGATTCTGCTTGGAAGGGCAAAGGCGAAAAAAAAGAAAGTTAAAAAATGAAATTAAAAGAGTTGAAACAAATTGTTAAAGAAGAAATCCATAACGAAAAATTAGGGATATTCAAAGAGGAGATTTCTACTGATGAGGAGCTACAAATTCGTAGAATCATAAGACAAGAAGTTTCAGCTATATTTTTTGAATTATTTAAAAAGCGTAGAAGTTGGGGAGCATAATGAAAAATTTACTTATAGAAACAGCGTTATTCGAAGGTAGGGTGAATGAAGATTCATCTGGTAGAACCATTGTTAAAGGTATTCTACAAAGAGCTGGTGCACCTAATCAAAACGAAAGAGTATATCCAAAAGAAATTTTAATGAGAGAAGCTAAAAAATATGAAGTACTCATTAAAGAAAGAAGAGCATTAGGTGAGTTAGACCATCCTGAATCTTCTGTAATAAATTTAAAGAATGTATCACACAATGTAAGAGAAATACATTGGGATGGTGATGACCTAATGGGTACAGTTGAAATACTACCAACACCATCAGGTAATATTCTTAAAGAATTGTTAAAAGCTGGTATCCTTTTAGGTATATCATCAAGAGGTATGGGTTCAGTTGAACCAAGAAGCGGTGGAGGAGTCACTGTTGGTGATGATTTCGAACTAATCGGTTGGGATTTTGTATCCAACCCATCTACACATGGTGCATTTATGACTCCTATGAATGAATCAAAACAAATGAAAATTAATGAAGTTTGTGGTAACTATTGTAAAGCACACGATTTAATTAGAGAAATAATAACGGAATTATCATGATAAAATTAACAGATTTATTAAACGAATCTTCACCTGGTTTTGAAAACAGAAAAACTGGTGATGCTTTACCAACATTAGATAGTGTACGAGCTGCATATCAAGCAAAGAAGGGAATAACTGAAGCGGAAGATGACAAATATGTATCCATCGGTTTTGGTAGATATAAAGAAAAAGGTAAGGAGGATGATGAAAATTCTCCTACATTCAAAAAAGATGATAGTGGTAAGTATGTATCAACATCAGACAAGGCAGCGAAGGGAGGTGATTCTTCTGCCGGAAAAAAAGATACTCCTAAAGTGAATATCTTTGATAAACCAAAATCTTCAGATGACAAAATTAAAACTATAAAAAAAATATCACCTAAAGCTGATACGGATTCACTTAAAAAATTAGCCAAAGTAGGTGAACCTAAGAAGGATGATGAACCTAAAAAGGATGATGGACCACGAAAAGATTCGACTGGTGGTAGAGCAGGTAATGTTGAAGTAAACAAATCAGTTCGTTTAAAAGCAAAAAGAATGGGGATTACTTCAAAGAACTTAGGTAAAGAAGAATACGAAAGAAGAATGAGCCAAGCAGCGGTAGAAGCACTAACTGATTCAAACTTTCATTCTGAAGCAAGAAAATTAATCGCGATGTTAGAAGATAATCCTGATTTCGCTAAAGACCCAAAACAAGACCCTAATATGCCTGATATTATGTCACCTGAATATGATAAATGGAGAAAGAGTAGTGTATATGGTTCTGAATATTATGATTCATCGCCTGGTACTGATGAGATAGGACAACATGCTTCTCAAGAAGCTGGTTGGGATGGTAGAGATGCATTAGATGCCATCGCATTTGATATGAAATTAAATGGAAGTCTAAAGTTAGCAGTAAAAATGCAGGCAATTCTTGATGATATGGATGAATCTACTATGAGATTAACAAAAATGGAGATTAGAAAATGATAAAGTTAACACATTTGATGGGAGGTATTATTTCTGAAGGAACTTCATCTCATATTGGTATTATAGAACCAAGTGGAAGAATTGGTTCAACTTATGTCCATTATGATGGATATCCACAAAATATGAAAGGTGCAATCAAACATCATTTCAAAAATGCCAAAGATGTTAAAGACTTCATTAAAAAAGGTGGAGCTTCAGGACTATATAAAGGTAAAGACCCAGAATATTATGGAAAAAAAGGGTTTTTCGCAAGTGGTAAATCAAACGACCTTGAAAAATACATGAAAAGTGTCGACCAAAGAGGTGGTGGAGCAGAATATGTATATTTATTTAATATGAAAGATAAAAAATGGTATGTTTACGATTATTATGGGGGAAACAAAGAACTAAAAAAACTTTACTAAGATGATTAAGTTAAAAGACATACTAAACGAAGAACCAATAAATGAAGGACCTTCTACTGAAGAAAAAAGAATAGCTATGTTAGCAGTTAGAAAACAAGCTAAATATAGAACTGTGAGTTTAGAACAAGCAATACAAGACCAAATCAATGCTCTTATGGATTTACAAAGAGATATTAAGAGAGGTAAAAAGATTAAATAAGGAGAGAATATGAGACTAAGAGATATACTTAAAGAATCAGAAGATAGAGGACTAACTAACGAAGTTAAAAAACACTTCTTAGAAATAGTTTCTACTTACAACAAATATCAAGAATCAATGGATAGAAAATCTGATATCATTGAAGTTGCTGAAACTTTGGGTGGTATCACGGAAGCAGCAAGAGAACTAGCTCTTAGAGAAGCTGATGATTGGTTTGATAAACATACTATAAAAAGAAATATGAGTGAGCTAACTAAGTTAGGTTCTCAGTTTGATAAAGTTGCTAAGGAAGCAAAAAACTTAGACCAAAGAATGAATACTTTATATGAAGATATGGGTAACATTCTTTCACGATACTACAAAATCGGTGAAATTACTGAAGATGAGATGAAAGAAAGATTGGGTATCAAAGAAGGAAAAGGTGATTGTGGTTGTGGTTGTGGAGGAACTACACCAGGTGGATGTGGAGATACAATAAAAGAAGAATCAGTAAAAGTTTCAAGTAGAAACGCTGATGGTTCTATAACTACTACAATCAAAGAAGAATCAGAAGAATTACTACAAGCTCTTAAAGATAAATTATCAGATGAAGGTGGAGCAGCTGGATTTAAGGACCTACAAGATAAAGCAAAAGAAATGGGAGTTAATTTAACTGCTGATATGTTAAAAGGTATGAATGGTATTTCTCAACATAGAGATGGTGATTATATTTTAGATGGATTTTCATCCGATGCTCAACGAAGAGCAGCATTTGCAAGTGGATATAAAGCAAAAGGTAAAAAAGGTAAGAAAAAAAACGAACTAAAAATATTTGGTGAAAAATTTACTAAATTAGTTGAAAAAAATGTTCCAACTAATCCTTCAAAGTGGTCATACTACAAAGCACAAGCTAAAAAGAAGTTTGATGTTTATCCTTCGGCTTACGCCAATGGATGGGCCGCTAAAAAGTATAAAGCCGCTGGTGGTGGTTGGAAAAAAGGATAGCAAATGGCCAAAGTAGAAACAGAAAGATTTTTTGGTAACAAGGGTATTATCATTATGATTCGTGATGGTAATAAACTTACATCTGCAATTTTCAAAGATAAAAAGAACGCTGATAAGTTTAATAGAAACAACCCATCTGATGTCAAAAAAATTCTACAACTTGCTAAAAAAACAAAATTTCCAAAAGCAATAGATGAAGGACCAAAAAGATACAATCAAAAAGATGGTGTTGGTAAATCAAAATATGTAATTTCTTACCACGATGGTAAAAAGAAACACAAAGATGGTAGTGATTTTTTCGATATCCAAATTTTCAGAAACAAAAAAGATTTAGCAAAGTTTGTAAACGCTTTACATAAAGGTGGATACAAATATGGATTCGGTGAATCAGTAAACGAAGTATTAGTAATAGTAGATAAGTTTGATAAAAGGAAACAAGATTACGGTAAAGTTTACTTCTCAGATGGTGGTAACAGACCAGGCGATGGAGATTTGAAAAAAGCAAAAAAAGAGTTAGAAAAGTTAAGTAAGAAACACAAAGGTTTAACTCTTATATCAGTTGGTAGAGATAGTAAGATGTATGATGTAATGGATGAATCAGTAAACGAAGCAAGTAAAGAAGCGATGGGTATTGCTGGATTTACTGGTACTCGTGGTGTTGCCGTTGATGATTTTATTAAGAAAAATAAAATTGATGCTCGAAAACTTTTTAACTTTGTAAGGAAAGGTAATCTAAGAGATAGAATGGATTTCGTTACTGCTATAGCTGGTAAACCAAACAATAAGTTTTTTAAAATGATTGTTGGTAGATTTGCAGAATCAGTAAATGAAAAGCGTGGATTCGTAACAAAAATGTTAAATAAAAAATTAACTATTAAACGAATTGGAAGTAGAGAAAGATTTAAAGATACTAAATCTGGAAAAGTATTTAAAAAAGATGGATTTGCATTTCATATACCAGGTAAAGGATATATTGGGTATAGAGATGAAAAAGGAATGCCATATACACCAGGTGGTGGAAAGAAAGCATTACAACAGATATTAGATGATGGTGGATTCTTAGATTATAAGAAACTCGTACTAATTAATCCAGTTGATGAATCAGTAAACGAAGATAAAAATCAAATCGTTCAACTTAAAAAGAAAGTTGGTAAATCTGAAATAAAATTCTATGATGCATTATCCAAAATAGAAAAAAAATTAGGTAAGAAAAAATATAGAGCATTTTTAGAAAAAGGATTAAAGGATTTTAAAATAAATGCAAAACATTATGATTATAGAAGTAATGGGGCTGCAGAAGAAAAATTATTTAATTTAGCTAAATGATAAAACTAAGAGATTTACTTAACGAAGGACCTATGTTTTATGGAAAAGCAAAAGTTGTACTTCAATCAAATGCAAAAGATGCAGAAATGCCATCTCAATATGTTGAGTTTAATTTTAATTTGGTTAGTCCAGATTTCTTAGGTATAGGGCCAACTTTAATTTGTATTCCAAAAAGTTCAAAAGATTTAGATAAGATTGATACTTTGGGTAGTATATCGAAAGATGATATCACTAAACAATTAGCAGAGTTCGCATCAAAGAAAACAAAACAAAAGTTTGTTCCTATTCAATACAGACATAAAGAACAATTTACAATAGCATTAGATTATGAACCTATCCTAAAGAAAATTAGATAAAATGAACTTAACAGATATCCTACATGAATTAGTAAACGAACCACAAAACGAAGATTTGCGTAAATGGTTTGGTAAAGGTAAGACTGGTTCTTCATCAGGTGGAGGATGGGATAGATATGGTTCTGATGGACAAAAATTAGGTAAATGTGGTGGAGGTGAGAAAGGTGATGCTTACGCAGCGTGTTTATCAAAAGAAAAAGCAGCTAAATTAGGACCTAAGGGGAGAGCTTCATTTGTAAAGAGAAAAAGAGCTGACCAGAAAAAAGCTGGTGATTCCAAAAAAGGAGGAAATAGGTCTAAAGGTAAAAAACCAACCTTTTCAAAAACTGGCGCATAGTTATTTAAATAAAGGAGAATGAGTAAACACCCAA